TGGAGCCGCTACTGGTGCTTTATCTATAGTTAGAGGAGTAGCTTCTACAGCATCAGGTTCATTAGTTTTTGGTAAAACTAGAAACACTACCTATGGTTCAAGAACTGTAGTTCAAGATGGAGACCGTTTAGGTAATATAATTTTTCACGGAGACGATGGTTCTGATCTAAATTCTCAAGGAGCTATAATTGCCGCAGAGGTTGATGGTACACCTGGTAGTAATGATATGCCTGGCAGACTACTTTTTTTAACAACTGCTAATGGTGCATCTTCATCAACTGAAAGAATGAGAATTGAAGAAGATGGTCACGTTGCTATTGGTCACACAACTACCAACAGAATGTTTTTAGTTAAAACACCTGCAAGTTATTCTGAATATGCTGTTCAGTTTGATAATGCTAGCTCATCTGCACCTTATGGAATACTAAACAATTATTCAGGTGCGGCTCCCGATACAGGAAGTGATAATGAATTTTTCATAGCTATGGACACTGGTGCTACTAGATGCACAATATTTTCAGATGGTGATATAAAAAATCACGACAATAGTTATGGTGCTTTATCAGATGAAAGAATTAAACAAGATATAAGAGATAGTAATTCACAATGGGACGATATTAAGGCTGTTAAAGTTAGAAACTTTAAAAAGAAAGATGATGTTAGACAGTATGGGGATAATGCTTGGGAACAAATAGGTGTTATAGCACAAGAGTTAGAAACAGTATCTCCTAAACTTATACGAAAACACAACCCTAATCCTTGTGATATAATTTCTAATGCTGAGTTTGGAACTCTTTATACTTCTGATGATTCTGAAACTCAAGACGCAGTTTTATATTCATCTGATGACCAAGAAGTTATCAATGGTGATAAAAATGTTGGAGATATTAAAACTCCATCTACAAAACAAATTGGTGATGTTAAAGAAATTAAAGAACAAGTTAAATCTGTTAATTATTCTGTTCTTTATATGAAAGCCATCAAAGCATTACAAGAAGCTATGACCAAAATAGAAGATTTACAAGCAAGAGTAACAACATTAGAAGGATAAATTATGAGTGAAATAAGAGTCGATACTATATCAGAAAAGACATCAACATCTGGTGTAACTATAGATAGTCTATTAATTAAAGATGGTGGCTGTGCAGCTTTAGATGCTAAACCAGCAGTATTAGTAACAAACTCAGGCAACCAATCTATAGCAAATGCTACTAATACATTAGTGACCTTTGACACAGAAACTATAGATACTGATAGTGCGTTTGCAAGCAATACCTTTACCGTACCTTCAGGAGAAGGTGGTATGTATGGTATATTTGGTTTTGGTGGCATGCAAGGCATAGACGCAGGTGAATTTACACAGTTAAGAATTTATTTAAATGGTTCTGCAAACAGTTTTTTTGAGAACAGAATGACTTCTCATGCAACAGACACAGAAGTAAAATATAGTGGTGGTGGTTTTTTAAATTTAGCAGCTACTAATACAATCAAAATGTATTGGTATCAAAACAGCGGAGACTCACAAAATTTAACTAACGCTGCTTTATACATTTTTAAATTAGGAGGAACATCATAATATGGCACAGTTATATACAAAAGTGTGTTTATACTTAGAAGCTAATTCTAAAACATGGGATGATACAAAAATTGTATTACAAGATGATGGTAGTGGATCTTATATTAAAGAATGGAATATAGATGGTCTTGCAAAACCAAGTGATACTCAATTAAATTCTTATGAGTCAGCAGGTAACATTGTTGACGCAAACAATTTAGTAAGAAAAACTAGAAAAAAAGCATATGGAGATATTGGTGAACAACTTGATGAAATATACAAAGACATTGATGCATGGAAAGCACGTATCAAACAAATTAAAGACGATAATCCAAAGGAATAAACTATGACAAGTGAAATAAAAGTAGATACTATATCAGAACAAACGTCAGGCAGTGGTGTAACTATTGATGGTGTATTAATTAAAGATACTACTATTGATGTTAATGGTACTGCTGGTGCATTAATTTTAGATACTGATGCTGATACAAAAATACAAGCATCTACAGATGACAACATAGAATTTTTTACTGCTGGTAAAAAACAATTTAATTTAACTAATTCTGGCTCTGTACAAGCCTTTAGAGACGGTGGCACAACTTTTGGCCCAAGTTATCTTGGTCAACATCAAAGAGGCACAATTGCGTCTCCGTCTATTGTTCAAAGTGGCGATAGATTAGTTGAGTTTAAATCTACTGCTTATGATGGCACTGCTTATATAGATGGCCCACGCATATCTTTTAGAGTAGATGGCACACCAGGTGATGACGATATGCCTAGTAGAATAGAGTTTCAAACAGTGCCTGATGGCTCTAATGCTTTAGCTGAAAGAATGAGAATTACGAGTGATGGTAGAGTTGCAATCGGCACCACAAGTCCACAAACTACTTTACACCTTGAAGCAACTGCACCTATTTTAAGAATATCTGACTCCAACAGTACCTCGGAAGATGATGCTGTTAGTAAAATTCAATTTTATGATAGGAACAATACAGATTTAAATGCTGAAATTATTGCAGGTGACGGGTCTTTATCAAATTTAATTTTGTCAGCTCATAATAATAGAGCGGTAATAGCACAAACTAATGGTAATAATGAAAGATTCCGTGTTCACGGAGATGGTACATTATCAACAGGTGGAGAGACTGTTACTGATGTTAATGTTGGTGGTTTGACTTTACAAATGAACGCTGGTGATGGTGGTTTTATGACTGGTAAATCTTCTGATGTTGCACACGGAATGACAAATATTGCAGAAACCGATACTTTTTTTAGACTAGCAAAAGAAAATGATACTGGTGGCGGAGTTGAATTACGAGGGCTAAGTGAAACTGATGATGCTGGTATTACTTTAGATGGTATCGTAGTTAATCGTGATAGTGGAACTAATACATCTGCAAAAGCACCTGTTAGTATAAATGCAAGAAAGAAAAATGGCACAACTACACAGTCTATGGACGATGTTGATAATATGCTTGTTGTTAGAGATTCAGGCACAACTCGTTTTATTGTTAAAGGTGATGGTGAATTACATAACGATCAGACTGCTACTGTTGGTACTTTTGATACTTACGAAGATGCTCAACTAGTTCGTGCTTATGATTTAACGCACGGCAAAGGTGTAATTAATTCTAAGTTTGATGACTTTATAAAATATAATCACGAAGATTTAGCTAAAGCAAATCTTGTTGGTAGAGAGCCTGATGGCACTCCAAATCATTTTGTAAATATTACAGGGTTTCAAAGACTTCACAATGGTGCTATTTGGCAACAATACGAAAAGCATCAACGACTAGCAGAGGCAGTATATGAGATGGCAAAAGAGACGTTAGGCGCAGATAAAGCCGATGCAATATTAAAAAAACATGATATAAAACTATTAAACTAAGAGGACTAAAAAATGGCAATAACAGCAAATATGACAACACATGATGGAATAGCATTAACCGATGTATATCTTAGAGTTTCATCTACATATGTAAAAAAAATACCAGAAACAGATAGTGAAGGTAACACTTCAAAAGTTTGGAAGCTAGTCTATGATGTGCTTATCTATAAAGACAAAGCCACTCGTGATGATGCAACTAAAGAGCAATCTATGCGTATTAAAAATCTTCACGTAGATCATTTTAAAATTGACTACAGCTTAGATGCAACAGATAATCCTGTTAAACTTGCATATGCAGATTTAAAAATTAATAGCCAGTTATCGAACGTTAAAGACGCATAAAATGGACATGGAGCCAAAGACAGAGAGAGAACATATTATATCCCTTCAGGGACACATTACAGGTGTTAAAAAAGACATAGCTGTAATTAAAGATAATCATCTAGCACACCTGGATGAAAAGATTTCACACGTTCATGAGGACGTAGAGAAGTTGGGTGGCAAGATAGATAAGATCTATTGGGTAGTTCTAACCACTGTGGGGGCTGTGGCATTAATGGTATTAGAGACTTTATTGGGTATGATGTAGTATGGCAAAGAAATGGAAGTCCCATACAGAACATGAAGCAGTGCATAAAGGAACATCTATAGGACGCAACCCTATAACAAGTACAATGAACAAAAAGAAACGAGCAAGTTTTAAGAAATATAGAGGACAAGGAAAAAGATAATGGCAGAGACAACAACAGAGCAAACAGAAGTTCAAGGTACAGCAGTACCAGAGGCATCTCAAGCTATACAAGAAGTAGTAGGAGGTTTAGTAAACCAGCCTCAAGCAGTGCCAGGAAGTGCAATTAATCCTACATTAATTAATCAAAAAACTGGCGAAGCAATGGTAACTTCAGGTGTAACTAATACTTTACCTACAATATTACCTCAAAACGCAGTTCTAACTCCACAAACTGCAACTGTGGGGCAAAGCACTACAGCAGCAGGAACCATGACTACTCCAACAGCCACACAGATGACTGTTGATACCACAGGAGCAGCGGCACAAGCACAAGCTGCACAGATGAATGCACTAACACAACCTGCAGTAGGAGCGTCTGGATCTATTACTCAACAGGCAACCGTTCAAGGCCAACTTGCAAATATTACACAAGACATTGAAGCATCACTTGCGGCAGGAACGCCATTACCTGCATTTGCTAGAGGTGCATCTAAAATGGCTATGGCAGCTATGGCACAAAGAGGATTATCTGCTAGCACTATAGCAGCTGATGCAGTAGCTGAAGGTGTACTTAGAGCATCTACACAAATTGCAAAAGCAGATGCTGATAGCTATAAGCAAATGATATTTCAAAATTTAAGCAATAGACAACAGGCAATGATGACTAATGCTCAAAATTATTTTCAAATGGATTTATCTAATCTTAATAATAAACAACAGATATCTATGGCAAATGCACAGATGACTCAACAAAAATTATTATCAGATCAATCTGCAACAAACGCTGCAAGACAATTTAATGCACAAAGTCAAAATCAAATAGATACATTTTTTGCTAATGTAAATAAAGATATAGCAGTTAATAATGCAGCTCGTTCTGATGCCATGAAACAGTTTAATCAATCTGAAGTTAACAAAATTACAGCTACAAATGCTAAAAATGCTATAGCTGTTAGTGAGGCTAATGCTGCAAGAAAAGCTGCTATAGATGAATTTAATGTAACACTAAGAGATTCACGAGATAAATTTAATGTTGAGAACCAAAGAATAATAGATCAAAGTAATGTTGAATGGAGACGTTCTATTAATACAGCAAATACTGCTGCAACAAATGCAGCCAATCAAACTAATGCCCAAAACTTATTAGATCTTAGTAACTGGGCCATGAACTCTATGTGGCAGCAATGGAGAGATGAGGCTGACTGGGCAAATACAACTGCTGATAACGCAAAAAATAGAGCACATAATATGGCTGTAGCCGCTATGGAAAGATCCACTGAATTTGATATTATGGATGAGGCACAAAAAAATAAACTATTAGCACTAGTTGGGGCATTTGCTTCAACTCTTTTTGATTAGGAGGACAAATGGATTTTTTAAAGGGTATATGGGATAGTGCGGTTAGCTATGGAACCGAAATACTTAAAGATGTAGACTGGAAAGAAGCTGCAGAAAAAGCAGGTAAATATTTATATGAAGATTATAAACAACAAGAAAAAGATAGCGGAACAAGACCACGGGTTAATTTAGCTGGTAGGTATAGTCTAGATGTTAGAAGCCCTTCAGGTTCTAGAGGAACACAGGCTATACAAAGTGGTGCAGCAAATGCTGCAGCAGTTCATGCATCAAGATGGTCAGCAATTTTACAAAGAGCTAGACGTGAAGCGCAAGGAACAAGCGTTAACCCATACAGAACTATAACATCAAGAACATATATGAAACGACCGAAGGAGTTAGGCTAATGGTTGATATACCAGATCAAGAATACGATATATTTAATGCGCCTATTAATGGGCAATCATTAACTGCAGAGCCTAAAAAATGGCCTTGGGATAGACCTCCTAAGTACGCAGATTTTGAGCAAGCATTAGATATGACAATGGAAAAATTATTTAAACCTGAACAGTCAGAAAAAGTTTTAACTATGTTAGAAGCAGGCGTACCAGTTGAAGGTATAGCTAGAACAGTTGTTTTTTCTGGATTTATGAATGGTCAATATACGCCTGATGTTGGTTTTATGATGGCAAAAAATGTACTTGAAGCAATACTAACTATAGGAGTAATGGGTAAAGTAGATAATTTAAAAGTTGGATTAGGAAATAGAGATACTGAAGATTTAGAATTTAAATCAAGTATGAACCAATTAGATTTAGCAAATAGATTAGCACAAAAAACAGAACAAGATTTTGAAAAAATAGAAAAAGTTGAAGAAGATAAACCAGAACAAAATCCAGCTATGGGCTTAATGGCTAGGACAGAACCAAAATCAGAAATAGAATTAGGGACAGAAGAGGAAAAATAAAATGGCAAATGGATTAATGGCAATGTTAGAAGGCGGACTTGCGGGTCTTACTGAAGAAAAATTTGGAAAGATTGATAGAGAAAAGCAACAAATAGAAGACGCATTTAAAGATAAAGATGAGTTTTACAATAATATGGTAAAAAGCACAATGAATATTGTAAACAATAACTATTCTAGAATTGGAGAAAAACCTCTTGATGCAGCAGATAATTTTGACAGAATACTAAATGAGTATGGCCAAGATAAATTAGAAGAATTAAATTTACTTGCTAGATCTAGGCCTTTTCTATTTGAAGGTAATTTTAAAGAAGTAAAAAATAATGTAGAAAAGTTTTTATTAAGCCCCACATTACCTGATATAAGTCCAGAGGGTGTTACTAGAGTTAGAGACGTTCAAACTGAAGGTGGTTATAGAACTATAGATCAAACAGCACCACAAGAAATTTTAGGAACAAGCACAAGTGAAATATGGAGAAATAACTATAAAAGTATGGTTACAAATGTGCAAGAAAGTTTAGCAGATGCAGCTGGGCCAAACTCTGCAAAACTAATGGTAGGTGATTTTATTCCAGGAGAAGGTGCTCAAGAACGTTTTGAGTCTCGTAAGATGTACGAAGAGTTTCGTGGTGAAGACATGATGACTACAGATGAGTTTGTAAAAAATCAAACTTCAATAGCTCAAAGAAAATTATACGAACAACCTAGTGCTTTATCTTCACAAGATTTTTTAAGAGTTGTAAACTTTGTAGACATGCCAACATACGATACAATGTTTAATGGTTACATGCAAGAGTATAGAGGAAATGCACAAGCTGCAGAATTATCCACATTAACAGATGCAATATATTATAGAGATAAACTAAAAACTCAAGGCTACTTTGGTGAAGATGGAGAGCCTGATGAACTTGTTAGAATGGGGGTAATACCTAATAATACTATCATTGGTATTATAACAAGAGATCCTGCTGCACAAATTGCAGAAAAAAGACTAATAGAAAAAGTTGCTGTTGATCAAAATTTACAACAAATGAAATTTGCCTATGATCAATATAAACAAGATCCTGAAGGTTATATAAATTCAAATGGAGAAGAAGCTGCGACAACAGCATTATCAAATTGGGAAAATGTTACAGAACAAACTTATCAAGAAGCTGTAGCTTTAGTAGGGCAAACAGGATACTATGACATTGAAAAAAAATTTTTAAGCGCATATTCTCCTATTGACTATCCAGACTATACAAAAGTTAATACAAAAGAGTATGGTGAAATTGTAATTTATCCTATTTCTGCAGAAGGTTATGTTAAAATATTAGATGCTAAAAATCCTAATCCAAATGAACCTTTAGATTTTTTTAAAGTTGAAAACATAACTAAGATAGAACGGGGCGGCAATCCTAATAAAGAATTAAATATATATTATAAACCAGAATTAGGATATAATGTTCAAACAAATAGTAATCCTCAATTTGATCAATTAAATGCTATACTAGATATTAATGATCCATTTAATTTAAATAGAAAATTAGGAGCACCAATTCAAGAATTACCTATTGTTCCTGGTGCAGATCCAAAACTAGAAGAAGAAAAAGAAGAGGAAGAAAAACAATCAAGATTTGAAAAAGATGGTCAGCCTTATGAATTAACTAAAGCAGAACAAAAAAGATTCTCAAAAAATGGCGTACTTCCTGAAGGTGTTACAGATGTAGGAGGGCCAAAAACTTTTTCAGAAATTTTTGATATGGGCGCAGAAACATTTGAAAAAGACGGCAAGCCCTATAAACTAACTAGAAAACAAATGAGAGATTACCAGGCAACAGGCGAATTACCCGAAGGTGTTACCGTAGCAGAATAGGAATAATAATGGTTTTATCAGTTGATAGTTTTCTTCCTCTTGAAAAAGATGAAGAGAAAAAAAGTAAACTAACATTCGATAGTTTTTCTAAATCCAATTCGTATGATTCATCATATTTATTTGGAGATGATAAAGTAAACTTTAATCGTGATGATATATATACTATACAAAATAAATTAGGCACTTCAAAATTACCTTTTGTTGAAGGTGATGACTATGATCAAAGTAAAATAGAACCTGGTAAAGCAGCTAGATATGGCTGGTATCAAGGTTGGTCTGGTGCATTATATACTTCATCAGGTATTCCTGGATGGTTTGATAGAGGGTTAGATGGTATAGTTAATTTTTTTGGTGGTGATGCAGATAAGTGGGCATATGACTATTACTATGGAGAAGATTTTGCAAAAGATAATGGTATTCTTACAGATCAAGATTACAATGATGTTAGTAAAAAATTAAATAGTAAAGTATTATTTAGAAATAACAAAGAGATGCCAGGAGAACCTGGATCTTTTAAACGTGCAACTTTTCATGCACTTGCAACTATAGACCAATTTGAAAATTATCTTAAAGATAAATCTTATGGCATGCGCCCAGAAGAACAAGACTGGTATCAGGGATTTAAACCACAAGGCATTTTAGAAAAAACAATTAGTGGTTTTGCTAGTGCGCCTGCAATTATACCTACTATTGGTTTAGCAACATATTTAACTAGAAGTCCTATGGCAGGATTTGCACTTGTTAGTTTTTTAGATTCCTATGAACAAGATTTTGCAGATGTTTTTTGGAATACAGGACTTGGTGCTATTGAAGGTAAAGCATTTGGTGCTGTAGTAGGATCTAATCTTACTTGGAAAGGTAAGGCTGCAGGTTTTGCTGCTATAGGCGCAAGTAGTGCTGGCATACATGGTGGAGAATTTGATGACGTTGTATCTGGTGCTATCGTTATGGGTGCCTTTGGTGTGCCTTGGTTAAGTAAAGGATTAGAGGCTACAGGATTTAGACAAAGAGTAGACCCTAACGTAGCTGCTCTTGAAAAGATGGGTGATAAAATTATTGAAATTAGAAAAGGATCAGAAGAAATTGCTAACACTATTCAAAGAACAGATTTGCATAAACAAATAGATGGCATAACTGATTTTACCATAGATAAAAAAGCCTCTGGTTTTGTTAGAGAAACTAAAAGAGAAGTTTTAGAAATTGATCCACGAGTTCAAGAAAAAAGAAAAAGTATTTCTTCAGACTATAGTGAGCGTGGCAATCTAGAAAAACTTATACCTACTAAAAAAACAAAACGTCAAATAGAAAAAGGTCAAGACGTTATAACATTTAAAAGACAAACTGCAGAGTCTAAAGAGTATAACCAACCTATAGACAGAGTAAAACCTTTTGAGGATATAAGAGAAACAAGACAAGATTTAAAATTAGAAGAACAATTAAAACTAGAAGAGACTGCTAAATCTGAAAAAGAAAAAAGAAAACCTGTATTCGAAGAAGTACTGGTCGAAAGAGATACAGTATTTAGAGATGGAGAGTTATTAGATGTCTATGTAAAATTAGATGGTAAAGGTAAAGTAATAGGAACAGCAGATTATATTACAAGAACTGAAGGTTTTGACCCTGTTAAAACAGATTTATATGAGGGTTTAGTAATGAAAGCTACTGCAGAATCTGCACCCACTTCAAAAACAAATACTGTTGCTTTTGCAGAACGATTTGGATTTAAGATTGGAGGAGATGGTGCAGTTATAGCTAAGTTATCTGATCTTGTAAAATTAAAAGAGGATAAAGGTACTAGAATAAAATCAACTAAAGACTGGTTAAATAAAGCAATAGTAGATACTACAAAAATAAAAACTACTCTTGAAACTCAATTAAGTAAAAGAGTTAATGACTATAGTAAAGTTTTAGATAGAACAACAGATACAGCTAATAAAGTTTTTTCTGCACTACTAGATAAAGATGCATTTAAAAATGTTGGATTGTCCCAAGAAAAAAGCGGAATTGAAGTAGACCATCTTATATATAGTTATAAAATGGATGGCTCTAAATCTCGTAAGAAAGGTAAAGATGGTAGGCCACAAGAAAAAGATATAAATGAAAAAAATGTATCTGGCGTATTTAAAATGTTAAATGATGGTTTACGTTTTACAGAAACATATATAAATCCTCCAAAAATGATAGGTGGTATTGAGAGTAGCCGATTAATTAAAGCCTATGTATCTGCACTTGAAAAAATGAATTATGAAACGCAAGCATTAATAAACCTTGTTGATTACAAAAAAAGAGTTGTTACAGAAAAAGGCGATGTTTTTGATCAAAAGTATATCTTTGAAGAAGGTGCTGGAGTAAAAGGAATACGTTCTGTTGTAAGCACAGCCTTAAATGATGTTGTTGTTCAGCGTGGACTTGATGGTGCTATGACAAAATTTGAAGCTCTTATACAACGTGGGGGTAAAGAAGGTATAAATTCTGCTTTAAAAATTATGAGGGCTAGAATTGACCGTGATAATATAATGTATGATTCTGCTATTAAAAATGTTACAGGTAAAGATAGAACTAGTGCAAAGATAGAAAAAGAATATTTATCAAAAAATTCTGATGGTACATTTAAATATCAAATGACATACGAAAGAATGCAAAAAGAGTTTAAATTAACTAAAGAAGAAATAGATATAATTAAATTAATGGATCAAGGCTTGTATCTTAAAGCCTTAATATATAATAATGCTGTTGGTAAATTTAAATCACAAGATTCTAAGCCAATACAGATAAGGCCAAACTATGATCCTCGTTCTTGGTTTGGTTTAGAAAGAGCATTTATAAAGGCTAAAGAAAAAACAACATTAGAATCTGGACAGATAATGAATAAAGGGGATACTGTTGCAGTAATACCTGGACATACTAGGCCTGAGTTAAATAGGTTTATGAAAGTATTTTTACAAAGAAATCCAGAGTTTGCAGATACCAGTAAATTTTCTGTTAATAAATTTAGAAAAAATGAATACGGGGAAAGAACAGGACAACCTTTAATAGACGCATTTTTAACAACACATGAATACCATAAGTTATTACCTGCAGATGTTGTATCTAAAATTCGTAAAGTAGAATCAGAAGTAAGAGCAAAGAATAGATTTTTTGTAGCCCCTGTGCAAAGAAAAGGTGTTAGGGGAGCTGCTGGTGAACAGCCAGGTATGGAAGGTTTACAAAATTATATAAGAGCACACAAAGATTATGGTAGAGGTGCAATTAGAGCTGCTAAAGGTATGGAGTTTAGGCATAACTGGGAAATACATTTAAATAGTGAAATAGGACAACGTTGGAGAAAAGACTTTCCTAATCAAATGAAAGTTATAGAAATGTATTTAGATAATGCATTAGGTAGAAATGATGCTGCTGTAACAAAAGTTATAAATAAAACTGTAGATGTTATAGGGGAAAATTTTAGAAACATGGTAGGCAATGTGCCATTGTTAAATAAACTACCAGATGCTATTTTAACGGCTAACAAAATAACATTATATTCTAAATTATTATTTTGGAATGTTAGATTTATGTCTGCACAAGTTGTTCAGCCTTGGCAAGTTGTTATACCAAAATTAGAACAATTAAAAGTAGACTACAATATTAAAGGCAGTACATCTGAGGCATTAGCAAGAGGATCTTATGAAATATTTTTTAGATCGGATAAAGAATTTGTAAAGGCATTAGGTGTTGCAGTAGAACGTGGAGTTATTGATCAAAAGTTTTTAAAAGAGTTTAATGATTATATACAATCAGGAGGTTCAGTTAGAACGCCTGGCCAAAGAAAAATAGAAACTATGTTAGATGCAACTAGTGGTAAGACAGCTAGTGGTGCATTAGAAAGATTTAGTAGATTGCAATCGTTTGCATTTATGTATTACTTCTTAAAGAGTGGAAAACGAGATAAAGAAGTTGGTAAAAAACAAATGATAGAAGAAGCAGGTGAATTAAGTAATAATCTAATGGTTGAATATGATTATAAGAATCGTGCATTTTTATATGGCAATAAAGGTTTAGGTGCTTTAGGATCATTTATTGGATTATTTAAAACATTTCAACATAACTATTATGGTAAAACTGCAGAGTATGTAAGAACTTGGGCAAGAAATGGATTTAAAAAAGGTGCAGAACCTTTACTATTTCATATATACTCACAGATATTTACCGCTGGTTTATTTGGTTTGATGGCTATTGAACAAGCTGATGCCTTAGTAGATTGGATGAATGGTGTACTTTCAAGTTATGGTAAAGAACCCATGTTTACAACACCAAGTGATTTAATTTTAGTTTCAGATTTACCTACATCTGCAAAATTTGGATTACCTTCTGCTGCAATGGGAGGAGATATGTCATCTACATTAGCTGCTCCTGGTATGGGATTGGCTGATATATTTAGTTTTCCGTCTATGGATTATCTATTTGGTTTAATGAATAGTAACAATTCAGGTATAGTTGGTGAAGGATTTAATTTTATAGGCAAGACTGTGGCTGGTTCTATGACTGATGCAGACGTATATAAATTTTTAAAAGTCACTGCACCTCCAGTATTACAAGGTGAGATCGATAGACGTTGGGGAGTAAACGTAACACAAGAAGGCGACCTTGTTCCAAAACCAGCTATATCTTTATTTGGTAAAGAGGGTATATTTAATCCATGGAGAGAAGATCCAAGAGCAACTGTTCATGATGATGTATCTAACGTATTCTATGAAAAAGTAAAAGATAAGTATGTTATTAGAGATCCATATAAAGGAATGCGTGGTAAAATTAAAAGAGATGCAGAAGGATTTTTATACAAATATTTATCTGGTAAAAGTTTTGAAGAGAGTTTAGTATTAAAGGCTATTTATGCTAACAATAAAATAAGTAGAAATATTAAAACTAAAAAAGAAGCTATGGTTGTAGGCGCATCTTTAGAATTACTTAACCAAAGATATACTACAGCAATGTTTTATGTTGAGGCTTTGATTGCTCAAGGTTATACATATGATGAAGCTATGAAAAAAATATTTAATAGAATGGAAATGATGAACAATACAGTTATTGATAGAATTAAAGGACTGGATAAACCATCAAAAATGAAACAAAGCAGTTTCTTATTGGATGTACTACACAATAATAGATTAGATGATAGCTACATTCCAGGATCTGCATATGATTAAAGGAGATAAAAATGCCATTTGAAATGATAACCATGCTAGGGTCTACCGTACTTGGTGGCATCATGAGTATATGGTCACAAAGCATAAAAGCAAAACAAGCAGAACAAAAGATGTTATTGCAACGAGCTGAAGTACAGACTGCAGCTTTTAAAGAAGCAAGAGAATATGAGAACGTAGGATTTCAGTGGACTAGAAGGATCATAGCATTAACTGCTATATTCGCTATTGTAGTTCTACCTAAGATACTACCATTAATTAGTCCTGATGCTCATGTTATTGTAGGATATACAGAATGGAAGCCAGGCTTCTTATTCTTTGAAGGTAAAGATGTAATGCAGTGGGTGCCTATGGCGCATAAAGGTATAGTGATTACCCCACTAGATACTAACTTAGTTGCGGCTATTATAGGCCTATACTTTGGAGGATCGCTAGTTAAAAAATAATGTATTGGGTAATTACGGTAATGCTAATGTTTCATGGTACAGATGTACTAGTGGAGAGAGAATATAAACTTAAACAGTTTAATGACGATTGGAGTTGTCATGAATATATTCACGAGAATAAAATTGATCTGTTAAAACAACATGTTCTTGACTACCCTAACCAATTAAAAAGTTTTGAATTTTATTGCGAAAGCAGATACGGAGAAGAAGTATGATAAGAAGTATAGGCATAGCTGTAATAATTACAGTATGTATGTTGTGGGCCTTTAGCGCATTAATGGATTCTGCTATGGCAGACGTAACTGGTGCTGGTAGTACCACAAATGATCAGGTAACTTCTGGATCATCATCAAGTAATACGGCTATAACAGGAGGATATCACAGTGAAGCAACAACAAACTATCAATCAGGATCTTCTCAAAATACAACCACAACCAACACAACCAACAACAATAACAACTCCTATACAGGAGACACTAGAACTGTGCCTTCAGCATCTGCTCCTGGCATCTCTGCTATGTCTCAAGATCTGTGTACTGTTGGCGTTGGTATAGGAATACAAAAGCCACTTATAGGCGGCAGTATTGGTATTACTAAACGTGATATGAATTGTGAACGTATGAAACTGGCTAAACTTCTTTTTGATTTTAATATGAAGGTTAGTGCTGTTGCTATATTATGTCAAGATGCAAGAGTATTTCAAAGCATGGTCATGGCAGGCACACCTTGTCCGTTCCAAGGAAAGATAGGTGATGAAGCTCTAGCTGAATGGAATAAATATGATCAGCAAAGACCAGACTACGAAGAATATACTAAGGCTCTTAATTATATGCAAAGAGTTGATAATAAAATTGCAATAGAATTAGAACAAGAGGCTAACCCAGATGAACAAATTATTACTGACGGTAACGGCAATCGTATTAAACTCGGTAACGATTAGTGCGGATACTGTTGTAGTCATACCTGACACGCCCAATGTGGGAGATTTTACTACTGTTACAACTGTGACAACAGGTAATCCTGTTACTAGTAATAACTTGATAAGCCAAGATTTTGCTGATGGTACTTGGAATGGTACTATGTTTCCAGATAATTCTGATCTCAATCACTCAACTTGGTTAACTGGTAAAGAGGGTAAGTATGCAGAAACTTCAATAGACTCAGAAGATTATGTTTCACTAGAAGAACTAAAACTAGGTTTTACTTCAAACTTTATGGCTAATATCAGGTGGTGGAATCAGGTTGAATCTACTGTTACCATGACACAATCTATTAGTAATGGTATCGACACCACAACACAAAGCACAACTTTTGAAGATACTACAAACTCTAGCTATCAGGTAAATCCATATGGTAATACTTTAGTAGTTAATCCTGATGCCAATATGACACACGGCACGGCAACCTATAGATTTGATTTTGATATTATAAACAACAATCAAGCAGGTTATAATGGAGGGCATGCGGGCGTGGATGTGCGAGATCCATCTGCCAGGATAGACTATACCGCTTTATCTAGTACTACTATAAGTGAGATAACATATTGTTGGCAACAGACACCGCCAACGTGTCCAGGTCAGGAAGAGATAGAAGATGTTCAGGATATTATTGAAGAGATAGATACTATTATAGTTGACTTTGAAGTGCCAGAAGATACATTTTTACCTGAGTATGTGGAGATAGACTATGAGTTTAATAATATCTTTGAAGATGAAATTATAATAGAAGAAGATACATTTGAAATTTTAGCACTTGATAAATTTTTTTTTGAAGAGGATTACTTTCAAACTGACTATTACGAAGAGCCTGAATTGGAAGTCTTTTTTCCAGAAGATATTATGTTGGTAGAAGAAATAGAAATGTTTGATGCGCTACCACCAATAGAAATGTTTGAAGAAATGCCAGTAATTGAAGAGATATATGAGGCAGTGCCTGAAACAATGTTTGTAGAAGAATTTACAGACGAAATGCAAGAGGAGTTTATAGATGAAGTTGAAGAATATTTTGAAGAGCCTATGGAAGAAATTGCCATGGTTGAAGAAGAAGTTGTGCCTATGCAAGAAGAACCCAGTATGCCAGTGCAAGAAACAATCCAAGAAGAAGTCGTACAAGAAGAAAGTATCCAAGAAGAGGTTATCGAAGAAGAACCAACAGAAGAGATAGCAAGTGAAATTGAAGAGCAACCCAGTAGCGAAGAGCCTACTGCAAACGAACCAGAACCAACAACAGAAGTTGCCGAACAAGAAGAAGTTATCGAGGAGCCAATTGAAGAAGGACCTACAGAAGTTGCAGAAGAGCCAGGAACAGAACCTAAAGGAGACGTGGAAGTTGATCTAGATATTAAGGTTGCAAAGATTGAACAGGCTATACAAAGTAAAATAAAAAATGTTGCACAACAAATAGATGCAACACTAACGGTTATAAATGAAGTGGTCAGTAGAGAAATGATATCTCAAGAACCTGATATGTCATCTTACTTTAATACTAATTTGGCATTGTTTGATACTAGGCAATTGCCATCAGGCAATCAAGATTTTTTTCTACAAGCTAGCCTTGCTAGCTACAGTAAACCTATTTACGTTGCACAAGTAAGTATAGCAGATACAGATCCTGTAGTGCAATATCAAATTAAAGTAAACAACGCAAAACAAAAAACAAATGAAGCATATAAAAAATTAAAGGAGTTATTAAATGCAAGGAATATTCAATAAACTAGCTAGTTATGCCGCACTCGCAGGCGTTATTGGAGCCATTGGTGGAGGCTTTATGGCGTGGGGTGAGTTTAATAATAGGATAGCACAGTTAGAAAATACAGAGTTTGTAATAAATCAAGAAGTAGATTTATCTGATATTATAAAACAATTGGAAGCACTGAAAGGTGATATCAAAATTAATGGGGCTGCATTAGAATATCTTGATGCAAAGATAGAAGAACTAAAAGCTATGCAATCAAATCCATTACTGAACTAGGAGCAAACATGGTAGACACATTAGCACCAAAAAGAATATTTACTCAAAGAGATTTAGATAAAAGTTTAGTACAGCCAACGCCTGTTGGTCAAAGTATTATGGCACCTGCATCTAATGTACTTGATACGACACCTGATGTTAGCACACAAAAAAGTTTAACGGATACTCCACAACCAGATTATGTTGTAGACAAAAATCAAGTATTTAATATGATGCAAAATTTACAGAAAGCATCAAGATCTAGAGTTGCTGAAACTAGAGACACAGTTAAATCATCTGAAGAAACTACAAAAGAAAAACAAACAGGCATGCGTACTGAAAGACAAGAGACACCTCAAAGTGGTAGTTTGGTAATGAGACCTGTCGAGTATGCAGCTGATGGTGTGAAAGATAAAGAAGTAAGTGGCCCAATACTTGTTGGAGAAAAAGGTGCTGAACTTGTAGTGCCAACTGGAGATGGTAAAGTTAGTATACTAGATGCTAAGACTACTAGTGGATTGATGATGCCTATGAAAAAAGCTGAAAAAGGAATGGATGATATTAATATAGCTGGTGCTATGAAATCAGATGATGCATACACAGATTTTAATATTACAAATTTTTTACTTAAAGATAGAGAAAGTGATGCTCAAGAAAATTTAGAAAAGTTTGTAGATGTTGTGCATAATATAGAAAGTAGCAGGGGTAAAAATTTAAATAATAAATCTTCAGCTGCTGGAGATTTTCAATTTAAAACTCTAGTGGATCCTGATGATCCTACATCAACAAAAGGATCAGCCTTTATGACTGGATTACAAAGAGTAGAAAATTTTTATAAGGCAAACAATCAAACTGTTCCTTACTGGGTACAAGAGGCAAGACAACACAACGATCCAAATAAATTAAGTTATAAGGAACAAGAAGAATTATTTTTAGTTAACTTACAACAACAAAAAGGCACTGATGATTTGATTAATAAAATGTTAGAGGGTGACATAGAAGCTTCAAAACAATTATACGGACAATTTCATCACACTAAACCTGAAGTTTTAGGTAATCCAAGAGTACAAGATATATTTGATCGTGCATATTTTGATACTAAAAAAGGTGCAAGAAAATTTACTGATAGATCTTTAATGTCCATGTTACCAGAAGGAATAACCAATGCGAGAGAGTTTAAACAATATATTGAATCTGGTTCTGGAGGGTCTATTGGACCTCAAGCTCCTAAAAGAAAAAAACCCTAACCCACATCCTTAATTTTATACGGATCTGTATTTAATCTAGGAACCTTATCCCCTTGCTCCCCACTTAAAATACTCTCAAGATTTTTATGTAAGTAGGTTACAGCAGAGCCTACTATTGAATCCTTAGTTAAAGTTTCTGCCACTTCTTTAAAGCTACAACCATACTGTAGCAATAAAGATATCATCTTACCCGATGCCCTCAGTTCTCTATCTAAAGTAGACTCTGTTGGTCTTACCTTAATCCACACAGCCATAGGCAAAATGCCTAACTCATTTACAGTGTAGTCTACTATTGCTAACACTCTTCTATCGTCTATATTCATACGGATAGTTGTACTTCTCATTCTATTTGGGACTTCAGCTCTTGCCACGTTATTCATTATATCCTTTCAATTAATTGTTTAATATCACCATTAAGTCGTTGACTTGTTTCAATGCAATGCTTGACCACACTCGCCAATAAGTTTGCATAAAAAATTTCATCTATATCTTCTAACGAATCTTTTAGCATACTTGGCTGAATGTAGTCAAGATCAATTGCTATCTGACTATTGTTAGTCAGAGAAACTTTCATGGTAAAAAGTTCTGAGTTACTTCTTGGCATTGTCTGCAGGTTTTGCTACAAAGTCAGCACCTATATTAGGATCAAGTTGTCTTAACCCTTTCGATAATACTTCAATACCTTGAACTACTTCTCCATATGGTCTTGTAAATAAGTAACGAAGTATGCTTTGAACTTGCGTACCAGATATAATATACTGAGTATCTATATCTTGCTGCTCTTGTTGTTTTTCTGCCATTTTATTCTCCTTTTATTAAATTTTTCTTTCTGAGACGCTCAAATATGAGCAAGTTTGTATGTTTTGATACCAACATACCAGCCCATACCACTTGTTATTATACGTTAAGATATGAGCGTTTAAACGTTATTTGCTACATTCTATTCATCTGGATACTCCTTTTGTTGCTTTTCTACATCTTGTTCTAAAACTTCTACGATTAACCTCCTCAAGTACCATTCTGCCTTCTCTAAATCTTGAACAGGCTGTCCTTTGTACTTGTACCTTGACATGTATTTCATACATGCACCTTTGAGATAACCATGAAACTCTTCAGTAGTCATTGACTCTTTGATTAGATCAATAGTCTCAGTCTTTGACTGGCGATAATGTTTAGGAAAGTTAACTACGTCTTCCATATCTTTTCTTTACCTCGTTAATATGGACAGTCTCAATATCATACTCCCCACCTTTTACATTTCGTTTTACAATTAATCCAGACCACCATAGTCTCTGTGTGTTATATGCGTACTTTTCTCTATGAGTCAAGTAGCAACCTGCAGATAATCCCATTATCTTTTTACCAGATGGCTGTGATGCAATAGCATAATCTAATAGATGAGAGTGCCCAACAGTAGAAGATACTTTATTTTTATTTACTAAAGATCTGGCCATGTTCTCACCTGATATAGCTGTGCCCATAACACCACTAGGAAAGTTATGCGAGTAGTATACTCCATCGATCACAGCAGGATATCTGTAATCATAGGTATGCCATCCATATTCAGGATACTTTAGATCATCTATAGTCATGTGGCCTTCAAGCTCTGGATTATCCTCTACCATACGATCAATCCTATCTTCATGATTGCCCAGTAGCATATGCATCTCTGGCTCATACTTGCCTAAACCATCATTAAATTTTTGTAGTGCGTCATGTGCATGCTCTATATCTTTTTTATATCTCCTACCCTCAAAAGATTTCTTCTTTTTATCATAGCTAGACATAGAATCCATACTAGCAAAGTCTCCCATACAAATAACTTTATCTACCTTTAAGTCTTTAGCCATTCGTCCTGCCCAAGTAAATCTTTCATTACTAGCACTAGGTGTACAATGGGGGTCTCCTATTACTAAGTGAGTTGTCATTAGTGTAAGTCTCCTTTTTTCCAAGTTAAAATATCTATAACATTATCTAGGTCCGTTTCTTTTGGTTCGGACTCATCTTCTTTAAATCCATACATACCCTCTTCGTATATGAGGTCTGGATTTGATGTAACAAAACGAACCAAACCTTTTGCTATATAAGAGCACACATCTCTATCATCAGGTGACTTTGGATCTATTATGCCACATGTAAATCCTTTATCATGTGGCGTTATAATTACAGATACAGATTGAAATATATCTATTGGCTTATCAAAGTCCATTATATAACCTCAATCAGAGCATCAAGCTCTCTTATTTCTTTATCTTCTTCTGGCACGCCAGCTTCTATTAACTTTTTTCTTTTGACTGCTAAGTCATGTAAGGCAGTGTCTACCTCTTCTTGTGCTTGTTCTGATAAAGTTTCTATTTCTTCATCAGTTATTCCTTGTGGAAATGTAACCATCATAATAAGTCTCCTAAGTTAGTTTTCATGTTTGATTCTTTGATTATAGCAACAAACTTTTTAAAGTCAAGCACAATCAATGGATCTCTTTTATTCATCTTTAATACCACAACAGGCTCTAAGTTAGCATTAGATATTGCTTGGTCATATGCATCATACAAACCTTTCCATGTTTCTTTATTTTTACACTCAATAGAAAATGGAAATAGTCCTTGTGCAAATCTAGATAACTTAACATCAATACCTGATTCGCCCATGATAGCACAAGAAACATCTTCGTCTTTCTTTAAGTTAGGGAACGTACTTAATAGCACGTCCCTAACCCAGTTTTGTAGCCTTCGCCCCTTGGCTTTTCGACTGCGTACACTAGTAGCCATCGTCCTCTACCCTAGGATTATTGACTTCAGTATACCAAACCCACTTGGGGTTTTTACCTTGCGACTGCTGTTGTGGTAGCAGCTGCAAGTTTTCTCCCCAACAAGGAAACTTGTAAGGGCAGAAACTGCATGCCGTTCCTAATACTTTATTACCTGTCTTTTGTTTTCTAAAGTATTCGTCTTCGGCTTTGAAACATCTTTTAAATTTCTTATCTAAATTTATAGCTCTAATATTATTATCAATAGTACTCAATGCATGTTCTTTGTATTCATCATCAGCTAAAGGGGCCTCAGTTAGTGCCCATTCTCCAGTTGATTTATTGATAGCTATCCATCCGCCAAATGGTTTTTGTCTAGCTTCTGCATACATATATCCTTGTGCTAGATATCCAAACAAGTCATCACTTGCTACTGCATGAAAGCCACCATTCTCTCCAAACTTATTAGTGAATGACCATGGTGATGCGCTTTTAATATCCCATACCTTATCCTCAATCTCCACATCAAGAGTACCATTTACAGTAACATCGTCAAGTTTGTATTCAGTCTTTGTTTGCTCTGATTGTATTTCTACACCAGATGCTTTCATAATAATCATTGCCGCTTGCTCTATAAGATCTCCAAATAGATTTCTCATCTTAACATTATATGGTTGCGACTCACCTTTAATGCCTTTCTTTTCCATCTGCAATTGGCATAAAGGTCTACCGATGCTTGATGCTCTAAGACCAAACTCTTTATTTCTTTGGTCAGTGAATTGCTTGCGGAATGATTCCATGCAAGCGTTACCAAACTGAGTGATCAAGTCATCGGATACCTCGACTGCATCTTTATTAGCAGCCTCCAAAAACACCCTAACTTTTTCTAGGATGTCCGAACTCATGACGACAATACTTCAATAGGATCATCATCAAACTCTGCCTCTACCGCCTGTACGGATACAGGTTCAGCTTTCTTGGCTTGTCTCCAAAGTTCTACTATCTCCTCATTTTCTGTGTTGATAGTGTCTTGGAAAGCAAGAAGAATTTCTTTTTCTTTATCAGAAAACTGTACTTCATCTGAGTCTACACTTATATCAGACACATAGAATACATTGCTTCCAGCCTTTTTCTTTTTACTTTTAAGTGTAAGCGTATGATTAAACATCACCTTACCTCTGCGTCTAAGACTTTCTATTGCCTCTCCAACAGGTTTAAAGTTACTACCTGTTACTTTCCATAGTACAGGCAAGTTAGTTACCTCTGCATCAGCTCCACCTGGAAGGCTACCTTTAAAAGAAACTAGACCATAAACTAAACGATAGCACTTTATTGCTTTCTGTTTCATTCTTTCTTCATCAGAAAGATTAGCCAGTTCCTTTGCAGGTATTTTGCCACAGCGTATACCACCTTGTATATCTATGGCCTCATCTTTCCAAGACTTAAAGATTATACTTCTGTTGCTATACTCATTCTTCTCTGCATCGTACTTCATGTACTGATATGCATTCATGAATGGTCTAAATGTAACAGGCTTTCCGTAAGCCATGCTATCTAATTCAGGAACGTAAACACCGTATGATCCCACTGGTACCTCTGCCCCATCATCATTTTCTGGAAATCTATTTATGGCTAACTTCGGTAAGAAGTTACCAGTAGAAGATTTCTCTTGTCCAATCATAGACATAATCTGTTCTTGTGACAGACCATCTATATTTGATATTTCATTATTAGTCATGCGACCTCCTTATTGTTAATTATATATCTTTTATCTCTTCAATCGCCATAAGGTTATCTCTGGCGGACGCTATCTTTTGTACTTGTTTATCTACTTCATCAATGTGTTGGGGATGTTCTCCAATACCAACAGAATTATTTAAGTAAATTTCAAGCGTTGCCTTTGCCTCAGATATCTGAGAGTTATAACGATCTACTAATGCTTTTAAGATTTGTGACATACTACCTCCTTACTATCACATTTTGTTACATTTGTCAATAGATAATATGACCTAATATTATTATATAAAGTATTACGCCAGCCATAGCTAAATTAAACCAAAATTCAAATAAATTCACATTACCACCCTTTCTTTTTTTAAGGAAACTTCATTCATTTCTAACCAATTATCGCCTATCTTCAGCTCCGTGTCAAGTGGTACATTGAACTCAACTTTATAAAAGTCATACAAAGAATCAATAACATTTCTAGTTGCTTTGTCTAGTAGATCCGTCATTAATTCTATCTCATTTGGGTGCGCATCTACAACTATGGAATCGTGCACAGTATTTATTAATAAACTTTTTACACCCTTATCTCTCATCATTTTGTAAGCATTGATACATGCTATGGGTACTATATCAGCAGTTGCAAAACCTTGAACTGGATAGTTCTTTATCTGTGTGGAATAACTAGAGCCACCCCATGCCTGTCTTTGTGCATACGGAAATGAATACTCACGACCTGATGGTAGCTTTACTTTCTTAAACTCTATAGCTGTACTTTGTAAAGTCTCATGCCACTTTGCTATGTCTTTGTACTTCTCAAGAAATGCTTTGTAGTATCTTTTCTCACTATCACTACCTGACATGCCACCATACAAAGGTTTGAATGTATGTGCTTTTGCATCTTGCCTACTCACTCCAATAGTATCTGCGGTAAACTGATGTACATCTACACCATCATCTATATCTTTCATGCCCTGCTTATCCTGTGCTAAGAATACAGCAGTCCTAAATTCTAATTGTGAAAAATCTATCTCCATAATTTTACCACCCTTAAACCTGGAAGATATAACTTTACGAATAGGAAAAGTATTACCTCTTGGTTGGTTCTGAAAGTTGGGATCACGACTTGATAGTCTTGCTGTAGCTGTAACACACTGCATAAACTTAGGATGCAATACGCTATCCTCATTTACATGATCTCTTATGCCATTTACAAATGTATTTAGATATGTATCTATGGCATTGTATCTGATAATTAAATCAACAAACTCTTTCATATCTCCTTGCGCCCTCATAGATAACTTCTTCAGTGTATCTCTGTCTGTTTTAAAGCCACCCTCTGCTACCTCTGAGACACCAACAGGCATCTGATTAAAACCTGCAGTTCTGTTAAGCTGTAAATAAATTACTCCTTCTCCGTTGCAATGAGGGCACTTTGTAAGATTCTTAAATGGTTCTCCATTAACTTTAAATCTTCTAATTAAACCTTTACCTTCACAGTGACTGCACTGTGCTGCTAATGTCTGCTTAATTGTTTTTGTGTTTAATGCTACTAAATCTCTAAACTTAGACTTTGATAGTGTGGGTCTGCGTTTCTTTCTCTTGGTAAATTTATCTATGCCTATGTTAAATGTCTCTGCCCACTTTTTTTTATCTATAACTTTTCTAGAGTAGATCAGCCAAGATAATTGCTCTGTGCTAGCAGGATTGATAGGTGTATCTCCCATCTTCTCTCTTATAATCTTTTTTATTTCCTGTGCCAGTCTGCCAAACTCTTCTTTAAACTCTTGCTCCACAGCATTCAATGCATTTAGGTCAATGTTTATGCCATTTATTTCCATATCTGCAAGCACTGGCAGAAATTCATTCATCATTTTGGCTGATTTAAGTAAGGGTTTGTTACCTTCTTTCTTAAAATCTACCATCTGTGCATCAAACAAAGCTCTTGTAGATCTAACATCTTGCCTACCATACTCTTCAATAATACTCACAGGTATATCTTCAAATGATATTTTGCGTTTCATATAGTCATCTACTGCATCCGACTTCTGAGATATGCTCCTGCGTTTACATATATCTTTTAGTGATAGTGGCTTTCTTAATCCACGAAGTAATATATACTCACCTATCATGGTGTCGTACAATCTGCCAGTGTATTTGAATCCTGACTCCAGTAGCCACACTAAATCAAACTTAATGTTGTGGCCAACAAGTAGTGTAGTCTTATCTAGTATATCTTGAACTGCCTTGTGATTAGATTGTATATCAAAGCTCTCGTGATTGTGATTAAAAAAATAATACTCATCATTAACTCCAATACTAACTAGGCAATTGTTAGGATTAAATGGTAGTGGATCTACTTTGCCATCCACGATTTGAAAGCTGGTCTCTACATCTAATACTGTAATCATACTCTATACCTTGATAGTTGTGGTTCGATATTACAAGTTATCTCTCCATGATAGCCTGATATCTTATTCTTACTTATACACATAACTCGAGTAGTATCAAGCGAATCTAAAGATCCATGCTTACCAATGCCTATAATTAAATCTGCCTCTGCAGCTTTACCAGTCTTTGAGTTCTCCATCATATCAAAAGATATTCTAGTCTTACCATGTGCGTCTGCTGATGCTTGTGATATTGCTATCACACAACACTCATGTCGTTTTGCTATCTCTCTTGCTCCAGTATATACTGCTCTAAGTTTTTCATCTGTTCTTGTAAAGTTGCCAGACACACCTACCTTATCTAACTGATCAATAATGAGGATGTCAGGTTTGTTGCTACTGCAAAAACTGTCAACGTCATCAATAGTCCAATCAACAGTATCCATAAGTTTAACATTATCTTTTATCTCCTTCCATTTTTCTTTTGCTAAATCTAAATTATCGGTAATCTCATCTCGTGTCATACCTGTGTGCGCATTAATTACTCTCATCTGAGTTCGGATTGCAGGTTCCTCATTAATTAACGCACACACTTTTGCACCTTGCGATGCAAATCCTTTTAGCCCACCAACAAGATTAACCCAGAATGCAGTCTTGCCTGACTCTGGCCTTGCAAAAACAATAACTAAATTACCTGGACCAATGCCTGGAACTTGTTCATGCAAACTTGGTAGATTAAATTCAAACTTAGTTTGTACATCTAAAGATTCTAATAACTCTGGTATATCCTCCGTAACTGATTCATGCTCATCTGTATCTTCATCCGTATTATCTAGTAACTGTTTGATTTCATTAAACGATTTGTCCTGCCCGTTAAATATATCTGTAGCTATAACTGCCACCTTGTGTGCAAGATTTCTTTTGTATACTGCTTCAATGATATCTGTGGCAACAGATTCATTTGGCTCTTGCTCATCTTTTATTTCTTGTACAAGAGTTTCAAAGTTTAATCTCGCAGCTCGTGTCAATGCAGGATTATATTTTTCTGTGTGTAAATCTATCAGTTCATCTATTGTAAGATCTTCTTCGTAATCTTTGTGTGCTTTTTCTATTGTAGAATAAAAGTTACCAAGCCCATTGGTAAATGTAGTCTTAGATACTTTGCCTTTGTTTCTTTCGTAAAAATTTTTTTTAAGTAGTAACTTAATTAATTGTCGTTCCTGCATAACATTTCCTTTATCTCTTCTGGTTTAAAATACTTTAGATCATCTTCTAACATGACAACTCTAGTATGTGCTACCATACCTACTTCTCTTGCTATGTCAAATGCTTTCGTTGTTGCATCTCTATCTAATGCTACGATAACATTCTTAAATCTTTTCTTTATTACTGTTGTGTATTCTTGTGGTAAACTTGTACCCATTAATGCTAGTCCTGCAAAGTTATCTGATACTGCACATGCTGATGCACAATCCTCTACTATCACTGCAGTATCTCCACCACCACAAATGAATGGGTATTTTTTACTGCCATATACATACCACTTTGGCAGCACATTGTAATTTAAAGATCTGCCCACACCTCCAATGATCTTGTCTTCATCATCATGCACCATAAATACTACACGATCTAGTGCAGGATCAAACCTCACATCTGCTTTATTAGTATTGAAAGCTGTAAATGAATTATTGTTCATCAAGTATCTGAGACATCTATTGCTGGAGTGGGGAGATATAAAATTTTTTGGTACGATAAAATCTACATCTACTTTATCCTTATCTTGATAGATAAAATGTTCTATATCATGCATAGTTTTCTCAGTGTAGTATGCACCTTTGGCATCACAAGATGCAGAGAAACAGTACCATAATACTTTTGAGTCTTCCTTGCTAATTGAGAAGGTATTATTACGCATGCAAAAAGGGCAATCCATTCTTATGGACTGCCCTTCATCTAACCCTAAATCTTTTATAACTTCTATCTGATCTGCGTAATTCATGTAAAACCTATAGCATAGTTTTTATTTTTTGTCAAGTATTAGTGGGAGCAGGAACGACTAACCTGCTCCCTGATACGAACACTACCTCTCTAGCTAGCTTTGGGTTTTACCATTTGTTCGTATCAAACTTGTATTGGGTACATGTCATAAGATATGCTTTCTATTACATCCCATGATATACCCAGAGTAGCATCGTGTTTGTCTTTGACTGCATGTAAAACTTTTCTGCAGTCTGCGTCTGTTAAGTCTGGTCTTAGTTGCCTAACATCTTCTGTATTCCAACAAACAAATATTGTATCATCTGTGTCATGCTTTGTCCAGGTAGTCCTCCTCTAATTCTGTTATGAAATCATCAACGGTTTGGGCAACTGAGTTAGGCAAATCAGTTAGCAACTCGTTGTGCCAAGTGCCGTCTTCATATTGCCAGTCAATACTCAATGCCCAGCCTGTCGCTATCTTCTTCTTTCCCTCACTCATCAAGACCTACTACTGGTGTAAGTTTCATTTGATTCTTATTGTATTGTAGCTCAACAGTATACATCTGTCCATTGAAACGAATCCAATCAAGAGTCTTAAGATTGATATTACGATACTGTTTCTTAATAGTATCAAAGACAATCATAAACTCTTCTTTCTTTGTCGTTCTCTCTCCACCTCTCAGATGTTTCTTCACACCAAGCATACAGTTGATAACTCTATCCGAGCCATCTTTCTTTGTAAACTTTGCTGAGAATATCTTAGAGCCTACAAGTTTATGTAGTTCATCTGAGAATGTTTGTCGTTTTAGTCTTTGCATTTAGTCCTCCTTTGTTGTTGTTAATAGGTGTTGCTTGAAGTTGCCAATTTCAATTTAAGTCCTCACTGGTCAGTGGGCTGGACACAACATAAACCATAGAGAGCCAGCATCGGATCGCCTTGCGTGCTTATTCCTTAACTCGAGTCTAGGCAACTGTGACTCTCTATGTATCTGTATGCCTACAGAATATCTTATAATAGCACTATCATATCGCTATGTCAATGCGTCTTAAATATAACTGATTGCTTCTTCATTGACCAGCACAGACCGCAATCGGCACAGCTCTTAGTCTTGCCTGTCTGCTCTGGGCATATCACACCTTTGTCTGCTATCTCTTCTGAGTTAGCTGATAATATATCTCTGGTGTAATCTGAAAATCGTACTGAGAATCTATCCCATTGTGCTGTGCGTATTCTTTTGATTTCATCTCCTATGTCTGTGCCTGGGTGCCAATGTGTATATCCCCAGATGGCAAGACCTGGAAACTTAGCAAGACATCTCTCCCAGAACTGCACATAATCTACTGAATAGAAATCTCCAAGCACATGAAGTCTTACAAGAAACTTCTCATGCTTCTTCTGTATCTCTGTGAGGTCTGCGTATAGTTTGTGCGTCAGTCCTTTGCCATGTGATATCCTGTGTGCGAATGGCATATTGTTGCCATAGCAATCATCCCAATGCCCACAAGTACGAGGGCATGTAGCTCTCTCCTCTAGGGTAAGAGTAAAGATAGGTCTGTCTTTGTGCATACCCTTGCTGACTTTCTTGCCTAACTTCTTGTTGAGGACTGGCTTCAAAGCCTTGAAAGGATAGAACTCTACTACCTTGATTGTCTTTGTGTATATCGTATGGCCACTACTAATCTTATCTAGTGACGCTTGTGAATAATTTTTTTTCATATACTTATAGTAGGAGATTCGCTAGTCTGTGTCAACCACCAAGCAGGTGCAGGTACACCTTTACTCCAAACTGCAAAGTATCTCTTATCTGCCATGTAATAGTTTCTGTATGCTTGAACATAGTCATCACACTTGTATTCATCTGGCATACATTGTGGTGGATCTTGAAAGCCATTGTCTGCAAACATTACTGATTCATTTATCTCATCTAAAAGATCACATGCTATAACTTTAATTATACGATTTGATTTATGTGCCTTACCAAATCTCTTTGTGTACTGTTGGGATATAGCTACTGCATGATCAAATGCCCATTCAAAATGTGGCTGTGAATCTCCAACCCATCTAGTCATGGGGTGATTAGGATATGCTGGTTTGTACAGTATGGTATTCTCTCCTAAGTTTCTTTGGTATGCAGTAGATAACATCTGACAAGTCTCAAGCAACATCTTGGGTATATGCTTGTCGCATAACATCTCTGCTGACTTCTCTGGTAATCTATCTAAAAAAAATATATTCATTTGTTCTCCTTTTGCTATTGACATTGATTTGAATCCGTGCTATAAGAACCTGTGGTTCCGAGGGGGGTCTATATACCATACTTAGTAAACACTTCTTTCCATTCATCTTTAGGTCTACCTTTTGGTTTGCCACGATTGGGTCGCCAGTTAGTCTTACAACTATCATTACAATATTGTTTTTTAGTTTGCCATTTATTTATAGCAAACTCAACACCACATGTTTTACATATTTTTGTGCTTGTCATATCTATTCATCTCCGTACTTTAATGAGATAGGATCAAGCCAACTGTTTATGTGATCGTGTGTTGTCCAATCAGATAATGCGTCAATGCCCTCACCATTACAGGCAACCCACATGATCCACCCACCTTTATCAAAGATAATGTGCATTATATCTGTTTGATTGTATTCTTTGAGAGATTCTCCAATATCATTAGTGAACACCCAGTTATCATAGTCGCCTTGCTTTTCATTGACTTCGTCATGAGGAAAGAAGTTTTCTCCATCACATTGGAATATCCATTTCAGTCCTTGTGCTTTAGCTTCTGTAAGAATAGCAACGATTAGAGGGATCTTAATTAATCCCTGTGATTCTAGTCTTTTTAGTTCTGATTGCGTAATCACAGTACCCTCTCCAATCTTCTAGCCATAGCATTGTAATCTGGTAAGTCATTCTTAACCTGTCGTTTCTTTCTAGGTTTCTTAACAGGTATGATAGGCTCGGCTCTGTTAGCATCTATGATAGGAAGTATCTGTCTGATTATATCTGGTCGTTGTAGAAATTCCATCATACATTCTTGAGAATGAAACTGCCAAGGGACAGGCTCACCTACTGGCTCACTATGCTCTACATAGTAGTGCCTACCTTCTTCATCATAAGGCGTTGTATAATCTATCTTTAAATCTTCATTGCTAACCCCAGCATAACGTTTGTTTCTGTAGCCTAAAGCATTAAGTCTTTGAAGTTCTACTTCAGCTTCTGCTCTTGTATTAAATACTCTGTTGTTCTCTTTTAAGTTCCAGTATGACCAATGTTTATATCCACTACACCCAAACCATTGTTGCGTGTATGTGTAGTTCATTCGTTTGCCACAGTTGGCACAGTAGATTTTAGGTCTTCCGTTCTTGTCTAGTTCTTGTGTCATGTCGTTTTTTCTCCTTGTTTTGTTGTCGTTTTTGTTCTTTCTTTTTGAAATGTTCAATCCAAAATGGATTAGGTTTAGTATAAAAATCTTTGTCGAACATATGTACTATTATAAGAATTTAT